CAAAAACGTGTAATGAAAGCAACACAATGACAAACGAAAAAGAACCTGAAATCGTGCCGTTGACTGAAGAAAAAAGCATCGACGAAAAGCTAAACGACTTCTCTGATCTATTAAAAAAGATCGAAAATGCTGACAGCAAGCAGAGTCAGTTGTGGCTTGAGATCTACAAAAATGCTACCATTGATCGTACTAACGCTTACGTGATGTTCATCAAATTAGTCCGCATCTCAGCGATGAGCTCGACTGAACACGCGACTCACGGTAGAGCGATGTCGTCGTATATCGAGCGAATGCAAAAATCAAACGAACAGCTTGTTAAGCTGTCGGAGATGATTTCTAAGGCAGACAACGAAGAACCGATGCTAGATAAAGACAAGCTGTACAACAGTTTTTGATAAAGGACCGTCCGCCATGGCTGGGACAAGATACGACAACAACGCGATGATTTCAAAAATCACCGAAGGTTCAGACGAATACGTAAGACAAGCTCAGACAGGACGTGGAAACGAACACGTCAACGTTGGTTTCCCAATCATGTTGCGTTTTGCAGTGCTAGACGTAATATTTGATCCGTCTTACATCGATGACACAAAACTTTCACACTGGGAAAACGATCTACAGCTCTCAAACGTAAAATACGCAGCCGTTGCACCTAGAAACTCTATCATTGCACGAAACGTGTTGGGTAACGGAACTGTGTTATCAGAGAAACCAATGGTGCTTTACCCAATGTTTTCTCACATGTCGATGCCGATCAAACCTGGTGAACACGTTTGGGTCATGTTTGAGAACCCTGACGCAAAAATAGACGAGTTAGGGTACTGGATATCACGGATCGTAGAACCTCACTTTGTAGACGACCCGAATTTCACACACTCTAACAGACAATTCGATCCAGCTTACAACCCTGGTACTATCGCGTTAGCAAATGGTACGACGCCAACTTTTGACTTCCCAAACGGTGCGATACAAGTCGACGACACCTCAAATAACAGGTTCATTGCTGCTGGAACGAATTCACTTCCAGGTGACGAAAAAGCTTACGAAGACTTGATAAAAAACGCCGACGGCTCGCAACTAGTGCAGATGGAGTCTGTCCCGCGCTACAAGAAACGCCCTGGTGACTATACACTTGAGGGTAGCAATAATTCGTTGATCGTGTTGGGAACAGACCGCGCTGGTCCAGTAGCAACATACACTGCTGATCCAAACAACGGAAACATACCAGCGCAACCAGCCACTGACGCAGTTGGTGGTGCAGCGGTACAAGATTTTGTAGTCGGAAGGGGTCAGACAGCAGCGACTGCTCCCGTTGCGGCAAAAAATTCTGTCGGTAAACAAGAGTCTGACAAGTCAAAGCAAAAAACGAATCCCAACGAAGGTGACGTAGACTATATTAACGACCGCAGCCGGATCTTCAACGCTCAAAAGTCCATGGTCGATAAATTGTTCGGAATCGACGGGTTCAACAACGCAGTCTTACAGACAAATGCCCCCACAGACGACAACGGCTACGGTGCAATCGTGTTAAGGACAGACAAGTTAAGGATCCTAGTCAGGTCTGACATAGAATTCATTGTCACAGGTGATATCACACCAGACGCAGCCGGAAATCTAGCGACTAGTACAACACCCGACTACACAAAATGGGCTGCTCTTATTATGAAATCTAACGGTGAGATTGTTCTTAAGCCAGCAGATCTAGCTGTGTTAAAATTAGGCGGCGATGACGCAAATCTGGCTCTGCTTGGTATACTTGCACCACCACCAGCTAGTGGTATAGTACAAGCACCGCCCATCGTCGACACGATGGGCGGGAGCCAAGGCGCGGGTGGTGCAGCGGGCGTGTTTGCTACAAAGATACTCGCAAAATGAGCAACTACGATAAATGTTTGACTTCTGCTGGCGTCTTAGACGGTACTGGAAAGCTAACTAAAGCTGGGACAGACGCATTTATCAATGACGTAGTTACAGTGATACAACAGGGACTACCTGGTTCATTTCCATTTCCCTTGCCGGCTGGCCCAACGTGTCCAACGACTGACGAGTCATTGTTCAGCTTTGGCGCTGATCCTAGTGCAGACGAAATAAAGAAAGTTCTTTCTGATCAAGCGTCAGACTGGTACAAGACTTGGGTGTCATCGAATGGTTCACCAGGTACGTATCCAAGTGCTTTAGCAACAATTGACGTTGCTGGATCTACACCTCTGCTAGCGACAGGTATATTTGATCCAACTGGGGCGTTTCCAAATGTGACCCTCCCAGCACAACCTCAACTCCAAGATCTACTGAACGTGTTGATCCAACAAGCAGCGGGAAGCGTGCCTCCTGATCCAACTGGGCTTTTGCTGGCAGCTAGTATGTTTGCACAAATGCCGCCGCCCGTGCCACCAATACCACAGATTCCCGTGTTTCCGGGTGTCCAACCTAGCTCCGGAGCTCCAGGTGCGCCGTTGTCAGCTGGTATACCGTCCACTTCACCACAGGTACCGGTACCAATCCCAACGCCAGCATACCCTGGTGGACCATCGGTAGTTACAAATGCAGCCGCTTTAGCACAAGCCGCTGTTTTTCTAGCACCGGTACAAGCTGCACTAAATTTTATTGGTCAATATTCAGATCCGAGTAAGGCTGTAGCGCTACTGAACCCAGTTGCACTTCCCAAAGAAGTTTTACAGTTAGTGTTGTCTACTTTGATGTCTGGTATGGGCACAGCAATCGGTGTAGATTTTTCTGGTCCCACAGTACCCATGATCCCAAAGACCCTTGTGGCAACAATGGTTGTGCTGGCTAAAAATATAGCAGTTAGCACCGTGGTGTGTGGAATAAGCCAAATCTTGGGAACTGGCGTTATTTCTAGCGGTTTGGCAAAGACAAACGGACTAGTATGATTGTGGCTATTTAAGTGACATGGCAACTTACAACTTCAAGTCGTCTGGTACGACCACTAGCCGGCAAAACAGCACAATATTGAAAGTCACTCCGACACCGATCGGAATCTTAACTCCGATGCAACTTGGTTCTACTCAGGGCCAAGGTTTACTAGTACAAACTTTTAGCATGGCTGATCAAGTCGGTGATAACTTGAGAAATTTGCTTCTCACAAACTGGGGTGAGAGACTTTTTCAGTACAATTTTGGCGCAAATCTGCGACCACTCACAACTGAGTATACAAACATCGACGACTTTGACTCAAAAGCATTTGACAATATTAAAAACGCTGTATCAACTTGGATGCCGTACATTGATCTTGATGGCTATCAGTCAAATGTGAACCGAATCAACAACACAAACACGGCAATAATTGCTATCACTATCACATACGATGTGCCATCGTTACAAGTGAAAGGCGCGCAAGTCACAATCACGTTGTACGTCATATAACAGTTCGTTAGTTTGACGGTGAACCTACTTAGGTGTTAGCAACAAGGGTTAGAAAACAGAATGACTGTACAGCGTGATGATCTCCTATCAGTTCGAACTCGATCATATCTCGGTAGAGATTTTGACTCCCTTCGAGCAATGTTACTTGGGTGGTCTGTTTCTAGATTTTGCTGCTGCTGTCGGAGACAACCTTAGTTTTTACCTCGATCACCAGTTTGGTGAGTTAGATCCGTCAACTGCAGTCGAAACGCTAAATATACAAAGACTTCTAATTGCTGCAGGCGTACCGATCACTGGCGCCGCCCCGGCGCTTGTTCCAATCACTTTGTACGTCCAAGTACCAGCAAATAGTAGTGCAAATTCTATCGGTCCATCTATTTCTGCTATTCCAGTAATCCAGCAAGAATCAATCTTTACTAGCGACGCTGGTATTGATTTCATCTTGTTGGAAGACGTTGATTTTACTGCTACTAAAGCTGATGGATCGTACACAGCTCAGATCATGATCGGTCAGAAGAATCCTAACGGTACACCTTTGACGTACGTCATGGTGCTCTCTGGCCTCGCAGTTTCCGGTAAATACACAACAGAAACAATTCAGATCGGTGCCACATTTGTCCCATTCAGAACGATGACATTGTCAAATTCAGACGTCTCCGAGATAGTACAAGTGACAGACGATTTGGGCAACGCATATTACGAAGTTGATCAGTTGTCTAACGATGTAGTGTACCGTAACGTCTTGAACACAAATTCTGATAACGACATCGTACCAAATGTGATAAAAGTGATCCCTGCTCCGTACAGATACACAACCAGTGTAGATCTTACTACACGTTCCACTACACTTACTTTCGGCGGTGGTAACGCTGACACACTGACTAACAGTATCATCCCAGATCCATCAGAATTTGCTATATCTTTCCCGTACTCAAAAACGTTCAGCAGAATACCTGTGAATCCACAACAACTGCTTCAGACAAGCACGTTAGGGGTTGCTACGACTAACACAAACTTGAGTGTAACTTACCGGTATGGTGGTGGTCTAAATCACAATAGCTCGGTAAATTCAATCAAGACGATCAAGAGTCTTAATATCACATTCCCAGCAAATCCAGCACCAAATGTGGCTGCATTTGTAAAAAGTAACGTACAGTGTAACAACCAAATACCAGCAACTGGCGCTGACGACGCTCCGCAAACTAAAGACTTGACTGCACTCATTCCAGCAACAAAGAATTCTCAAGAACGTATTGTCACAAGAGAAGATTTGTTAGCACGCGTGTACACTATCCCAGCAAACTTCGGTCGCGTGTTT